TGCGTTTACTAAGTTGAAGTTCGAATCTGAGTTCCAGGCTTTGTCTCCTGGCGGTGCTATCAGCTACGTCGAGGTTCCTGATATGACTCAAAATATTAATGCTGTATTGACTGTTATCCGTTATATTTACGATAACATTATGTATGCTGAACTTAACACTAAGTCTGATTACTGTCAGGTCTGCGGATACGATGGTGAAATCAAGATTGTGAAGGATTCCAACAAGTTCATTTGGGAATGTCCTAACTGTGGTAACAGAGACGAATCCAGAATGAACGTAGCGCGCCGTGTATGTGGTTATATTGGTACTCAATATTACAATCAGGGCCGTACTCAGGAAATCGCTGAAAGGGTGTTACATCTATAATGTATTACGGAAAAATTAATCCATTAGATATAGCCAATGGACCTGGTATTAGAGTTTCACTCTTCGTCTCAGGCTGTAGGAACCGCTGTAAGGGATGTTTCAATCCAGAGACGTGGGATTTTAACTATGGTGAGGAATTCACCCATGACACGCTCTCTGAGCTTTCTACCCTACTTGATAATCCTAATGTAGAAGGTCTCAGTATATTAGGTGGTGATCCCTTCGAACCTGAGAATATTGAATGTATTGAGTATATTTGTGAGTACGTACGCCGTTTTCACATTGATCGCACAATTTGGGTCTGGACTGGTTATTTGTTCGAGGATCTGAAAAAGCTTCCTGTAATGCAGAATATTGACGTGCTAGTCGATGGACGCTTTGAGGAAGACTTGAAGGATCTTAGATTACCGTACCGTGGAAGCTCTAACCAGAGAGTCATTAACGTGTGGGCTTCTTTGAAAAATAAGAAAGTTGTTGAATGGAAGCCTGAAGAGTGATTTGGGTGGCATCCTGAAGAGTGATTTGGGTGGCAGCCTGGAATGTTAGTGGAAGGCTAGTGGAAGGTTAGTGGAAGGCAGGGTAGGGACGCGATATTTACACCTTCTTTAATGGAAGGAGTTGATATTTTATGAAAGATAAAAAATCAGTACCTAAGTGGATTAAGGATTGGTGGAACGATAATAAGAAAGCCATCAAGGTCGGAATCACTTGTGGATTTTTTGGAATCCTATACGGGTTTATCAAAGGTATGACTACCACGGATGCAGCGTGGTTAAAGCATGGCTATAAGATGCCCGAAGACGATTCAGGAGATCCTGACGATGACGACTTTGAATATACGGCAGACAATGTCGACGATCCTGAGCTACTGGAGCTGATCAAATCTGGAGAGGTAGACTCTTAAAAGGATTAGACCTGGTGAAAAACTGGGTCTTTTCTTTTTGCCCAAACGTAGTGAAGACAGTTCGCGACTCTTACAGCCCCTTTAATGGAAGGAGAGTGGATAATATGTTTGAAAATAAACTTATTAACGGAATTCATGCTTCGAGGTATATCGCTTCGTGGGTAAGAGCTGGAGGTTCGCTTTATTATGGTGAGGACGTTAACGATTTTTATAAATGGTTGTTAACGCTTGGACTTACCAAAGATGAAGCGCAACATATCAAGCGGTTAGCGGAGAACGGTAAACTCGAGCTGGAGATTCGTGCTGAGAAGTTTATCAAAGAATTGCCACCTATTTAAAGGATTGGGGCCTACACAAGGCCTCTTTCTTTCTGCCCGAACGCAGTAAGGACAGGTTCGCACTAAAAACATCTACCTTTATGAGAACCAAATAGTTAAACAAATTACTTGTAAAGGAGAATGATTATGAAAATGTTCGATATTTTTAAGAAACATACAGAGGTCGTTGAAGAGGTTATTACTAATGGTATGGAGCGATTTGACGGAAGTATCATCGATTTTGATGATGATTTCGTTAGAGGCTGCGACATGCCTAGCCTGTAAGGATCTTATATGTAAACGAACAAGAGATCAAAAATAAGTTAAATAAACTGTTGGTCTACAAAGAAGAGATATCTGAAACACGGTATCTTCTTCTTCTTCTTCTTCTTCTTCTTCTTCTTCTTCTTTCTGCCCGAACGGAGGGAGAATAAGTCGCGTGAAAAACATATCCCTTTATGAGAATAAATTATATTTTGGAGGTAAAACCATGAATAAGAAAACTATGGATATATTAACCTGTTGTGTACTTGTAATCGATATCTTAGTACTTATCGCTATGAACGTGTTTGCGTTCAATCCGGTAGTATTTAATATATTGAGAGCAACGTTGGCAGTGGGTATGATCAGCGGTTTTGTTATGCTTAGAAAAACTCAAAAATTATTTTATCAAAAGACTGAGTCCTAACAAGGGCTCTTTCTTTTTCGCGTTAAAAACACTCAGTATTATGAGAAAAAATAGAACATCCTTAAGTTGAGTTGTGTTGTGTTTATTGCTTACAAGGAGAAAGGCTCTAGCAAGGGCTTTTCTTCTTTTCGCGTTAAAAACAATTTGTTTAATGGAAGGAAGATGAAGAAACTAAAAGTTAGTGTTCATGTGTACCTCTTATAAGGGAAGGCTCTGTGTTTGAGAAGACGCACAGAGTCTTTTCTTTTTGAGGTGTTGTAGATACCGAAACAAGGACGCGAAATTTGCAACCTCTATAATGAGAAAAAATACATATTTTTAGGAGGTATTACTATGTTTTGGATTGGTTTGATCGTTGGTATCATCGTTGCATTGGTATTGCTGTTAGCGATTACCGTATGGTGCTGTCATGTGACCAAGGTTGATTATCACGAATTTTGTGATATGAGAGATGCGGTTACTGAAGCAATATGGAATCGTGAAAGCATGATCGAAGTAACGCACAACGGCGAAGTTCTGAGCACTGTAACACTTGTGGAAAAGTAAACTCAAAGAGGAGACATCTGTAACAAGGTGTCTTTCTCTTTACAGACTGCTAAGAATGTGATCAGGTTCGGAGTTTACGAAGAACTTAATATATTCAAAAAGGAGAAAAAACGAATGTACAACGAAATTATGGAGAAAACCTGTTGGGATCAAGAATTCATTAATCCGGCGCAATATATAGGATTGAAACTTAAGATGTTACGGAGAGATATGCTTATTTATCCTTCTATTGAGGAGATTGAGCATCTGAATACTTTGAAAACCAGAGAGGCTATTGACGCTGCCGTACATAGTATTATTGATAGACACTGGGATTAGACATCTGAGTGTAGCGAAGTGGAATAGAGCTTGGGAGTAATTATTAAAGACGCATCTAAAACAACTTCTTTAATGGAGAATGAACGATAAATGGAAAATAACCATTAAGGAGGTATTGGTATGAAATATATTATTATTGGTTTATTACTATCGATCGGGTGGCAAACGGTTGAATTGATCTTCGAGGTAGTACGAGAATTACTATTTAGTAGATTGCACAAAACCGACTGGTATCTGATTGCGGCTGGTAAAAAACCGAAAGAAATTAAGGCAACTAGTGTCGCCAAAACGGTTAATAATCGAATCGGTTTTCATTACACGGAGAAGGAGTCCTAACAAGGGCTCTTTCTTTTTCGCGTTAAAAACACTCAGTATTATGAGACGAAATAAATGTCTCACACAAACAAAAAGGGATTGTGATGTAATGTCACGCGCCCCGAAGGTGTAGACGGATAAGGCGTTGTAGTGTATGCTAGGCCGCTCGCAAGAGTGGGTTGCTTAGATACGGGCTACTGTCCCCGGGATCTGGACTGTAAGTCGCAAGTACGGAGCAGCAATTCCTTTTTGTTTTCTTATTTGGCGTTCGCGGATCAAACAACTTCTTTAATGGAGAATACTTAAATAATTTAGGAGGTATGTTAAATGATATTTAAGAACGAAACCCAAAGACAAGAGGCAGTTCGCGTGGCTAAACAATTATTTGACGAAGGAAAGAGTGTCATGGAAGTTGCTAAGCTCATGTGTCTGTCAGAATCTAAAGTGAGATCTATAAAGAATGTTATTGAAGATGCTGACAAAAATAAGTGATGCTATCGAGAGAGGGGTTCTAACAAGGGCTCTTCTCTTTCGCGTATCAAACATATTCTTTAATGGCAAATAATAAATATATTTGGGAGGAATATTTATGGAAAATAAGAAAACCGGACTTGAATGGAGACAAGCGCAACGTGTTCGACACAGAGAAATAGCTGAACGTGTACGTCAAATGGATAAAGACGGACTCACCAGTAGTGAAATTGCATCGAAATTGCGTTTACCCATATCGACTGTGGTAGGAATTAAAAAAGACATCGGTATCCTAACCATATAATTAAATGCCAAAGGAGTAGTCTTAGAAAAATCTTTGACTATTCCTTTTATATTTATTGGGGGATTTCGGGGTGGTCTTGTGGGATGAAAACTGGGTGGTATTCTGTAAGGTCACTAGAAGGTTAGTGTGAGGTAGGGTAGGGACGTAGGATATATATTAGGAGGTGAAATATATGAAAGAAAAAAATAACAATGAGCAGAATCATAGAAAACAAATAAAGCGTAATATATTAACTTTGAGAATTGCTGATAATGAGCTCGAAACGCTAAATATGATCAGTTTTGAAGATGACGAGAGTATCTCGCAAATCGTTAGAAAGGCAATAAAGACCTATGACGCGATCAGAAAGAACCGAAATGAATACAACTACTGACTTATTTTCGTATTACAATGTATTACATTTTTTAGTGAAAAGTGTATGACAATGTATTACATTTTAAAAACGTATTACAATGTATTACAAAATATGGTTGAACTAGTTCTTTTGCAAAACGTATTACAATGTATTACATTTTAAAAACGTATTACAATGTATTACAAAAATGAGCAAAAAGTGTATGACAATGTATTACATTTTTTCGACCGAAACTGCAAATTCCTTAAAAAACGATGAAAAACGGCTAAAAATCGATGATTTTGGGGTTATTTTCAGTACTCTGAAAATATACTAAAAAAATATCTATTTAGAGTATAATTCAAATATAGTTTACATTGTCGATTGTAAACTTTAGTTGAATCGTACTCTATAAGAAATAAAAATGGGGGTAGTTTCAGAGTACTGAAAATTTGATGACTTTTGTGTTTAATTATATTTTAGGAGGTGTACTAATGACAATAACCGAATGGAGTACTTCTTTTAGTGAAAATTTATTAGAGCTTATGAAAGATAGACGAATCGGACAACATGAGCTTGCTCAAGAAAGCGGCATATCTATCGGCTCTATAAATTCATATATTCATAAAAAGAGTTTACCCGGAATTAAAGCAATTCTTAACTTAGCTTTCGTATTAGACGTTGATGTTAATGAATTGATCGATTTCGGTGATACCATTGATTGAAAGGAGACTTTATATTTATGTTAAAAAAATATGAGAAGATTCTTGATGAATACCATATTTGGCATCCGAGTCTATATAAGCGATCGGTAGAGTGTAGACCGTCTGGTCGATATTCCATTCTTGTTAGTTTAGACGATGGAAGTAAAATCGAATATAATTCACTTGATAATACTATCCGCGAAGTCACTCAATTTTATATTCGTGAGCGAGCTGATGAGTTGGATGAAGAAACTTGGCGAAAAGAATTTGGTCGTAATCTGCATCGAGTAATTACGGAGAGGAGTATTACTCAAGAGACATTGTCTGAAAAAACAGGCATATCCAGACAGATGCTATCAAGATACGTTAGAGGTAACTCTACACCCAGCGGTTATATTTTAAATAGACTTGCAAATGCATTGGACTGTGATGTCCGTGAACTAACCAGTTTTGGTTACATAGAAGATTAATATTTACATAGAATACTTTGAAGGAGTCTCTAAAACAGGGACTCTTTCTTTTTGCACTTATATTTTAAAAGCGCGTTATATACATTTTCTATTATGGACTAATAAATATTTAGGAGGTTTTATATGGCTACAAGAAAAACTCTTTCACAGATGACTGAAGCAGAAAAAGAGAAAGCAGCGAAGGCGTTGGGTACTATGATCCTGATGCTCGAAGAAAGATATTCTACTCACCAGATCGGTGAAGAAATCAAACTCGAGCCTTGGCAAGTAGACTTCAATATTCGCGAGATTCTTTACTATGTTCGAAGACATCTTGGAAAATGGCAGTGTATTAAAGAAATCTTATTTGTTAAATAAGTCCGAAGAAGGAGTCTCTAAAACAGGGACTCTTTCTTTTTGCACTTATATTTTAAAACAACCACAATTCTCGCGGTAAAAACACCGACTGTTATGAGGAGAGAAGTGAAAAGCGCGCCAAACGTGCAACTTCTCCTCTTTTATATTTCGAAAGGAGGTCTGCTTATGTTAGAAAGTAAATTCCAGGCGAACTTCATTAAGAAGGTTAAGAAGTTATATCCTGAATGTATCGTTTTGAAAAATGATCCTACATACATACAAGGTATACCTGATCTGCTAATTCTCTATAAAGATAAGTGGGTCTCATTAGAATGTAAGAAAAGTGCAAAGGCACGACATCAACCTAATCAGGATTATTATGTTGACAAGATGAATGGAATGTCATTTTCCAGCTTTTTATATCCTGAAAACGAAAAAGAAGTCATAGATGAACTTAAGCATAGATTCGACAACAAATAGGAGAGGTGTTGTATGGAATTTTATATTCATCGCAATTTAGAAGGTCTTCATGCTCCGTTCCCGGCTAGTCAATCAGCTTGGATCAGATATGATGACACAAAAGCAAAAGAAACCTATGAAAGAAGAAAAGCGGCTGAAAGAGGCAGTCGTCTTCATGCATGGGCAAAAGAAACCATTGATCTAGGAATTAAACAGCCTAGGTCTAACAAAACCTTGTATGCGTATATTAATGACGCTATTGGTTTTAAGATGTCTACGGAAGTGGTTCTATTTTATAGTGATCGATTCTTTGGAACCGCAGATGCTATTTCTTTTAGAAAAAATCCGAAAACAGGAAGAGATATACTCAGAATTCATGATTTAAAAACCGGTGTTGTGGGTGATCCCGATAAACACTTTGAGCAGCTTAAAGTATATGCTGCTCTTTTCTGTTTAGAGTATAAATTCAAGCCTCACGAAATTGATATTAATCTTGGTGTTTATAAGAAAGATGAAGTAGCTTTCTGTGAACCCGATCCCGAGGACATCGTTTATATTATGAACAAAATTATTCATTTAGATAAGTTACTAGCAAAAATTGATAATGAGGAGGTCTGAGACTATGAATCCGGTAGCGGAAGAAATAATGTCGTATATCGGAGCCCGAGATGGTTCTGAAACTCTAGCACACTATGGAGTACCTCGTCGATCCGGTCGATATCCATGGGGCAGCGGTGAAGATCCTTACCAGCATAGTAAAGACTTTCTCGGTCGTGTAGATGAAATGCGAAAGGCTGGCTTTACCTATACTGATGAAAAAGGCAAGGTCTGGACTGGCGATACTGCTATTGCCAAATCTTTAGGTTTGTCCTCAACTCAGTTTAGAGCAGAGATCGGTATTGCAAATGACACACGAAGAATGTATGACGTAGCTAAAGCCAAAGCTCTAAAAGAAAAGGGACTCGGTAATACTGCGATTGGTAAAGAAATGGGTATTCCTGAATCTACTGTTCGTTCATTACTCGACCCTTATGCTGAGTCTCGTATGAAAGCTGCTAAAAATGCAGCCGAGTTTATTAAGAAACAGATTGACGAGAGAGGTATGATTGACGTCGGTGTTGGCGTTGAGCGAGAACTAAATATATCTTCTGAGAAGTTAGAGCAGGCTTTATATTTACTTGAGCGCGAAGGTTATCCTACATATTCTGGTCGTATTGCTCAGGTTACTAATGCTGGACAGATGACTACGCTTAAGGTTGCGTGTCCTCCTGGCACACAGCATAAAGAGATTTATAATCCCGAAAAGATTAGTTCTCTTAAAGAATACATATCTAGAGATGGCGGAGATACTTTCGAAAAGAAATTCCACTATCCTGAAAGCATGGATTCCAAGCGTATGATGGTACGCTATATGGAAGATGGCGGTATTGACAAAGACGGTGTAGTTGAAATCAGACGTGGTGTAAAAGACCTTTCTCTAGGAGAATCACGTTATTCTCAGGTTCGAATCCTTGTTGATGGAACTCACTATATAAAAGGTATGGCTGTATATTCTGACGACATGCCTGATGGTGTTGATGTTGTGTTCAACACTAACAAAAAGCGCGGAGTCCCTGCTCTTGGTCCTAAGGATAATACTGTTCTTAAACCTATAAAGAAAGACGACCCCGATAATCCTTTCGGTTCTCTTATCAAAGACGCTGAAAAAGGCGGACAATATTGGTATGATGACCCGAAGACTGGCGAACGAAAGCTTGGTTTAATTAATAAAAGATCGGATGAAGGTGACTGGTCTGATTGGAAAGACGCAGTTCCTTCTCAGTTCTTGTCTAAGCAGTCTTTATCTATGGCTAAGAAGCAATTGAAGATTGCACAGGATAATAAACAAGCCGAGTTTGATGAATATTGTCAGCTTAACAATCCTACTGTTAAGAAATATTTACTTCAGAAGTATGCCGATGAGTGCGATTCTGCAGCGGTACATCTTCAAGCAGCAGCATTACCTGGTCAGAAGTATCATGTTATCATTCCCAACAATACATTAAAAGAGAATGAAGTATATGCTCCTGGTTATGACTCTGGTACGAAGCTCGCACTAGTTCGATATCCGCATGGCGGAACATTCGAAATTCCTATTTGTACTGTTAATAATAAGAATCAGCTAGGTAAGAAACTTATTGGTACTGATCCTATCGATGCCATCTGTATCAATGCTAAAGTTGCTGAGCGACTGTCTGGTGCAGACTTTGATGGTGACACAGTTATGTGTATTCCCACTCATGACTCTGGTGGTAAAGTAAAGATCACATCTACTCCTCCTTTGAAGGGTCTTGAAGGGTTCGATCCTAAGACTGCCTATGGTCCTGATACATATGAAAAAGGTAAGATCACATTAATGACTAAGGCTAATACTCAGAAACAAATGGGTATTATCTCTAACCTTATTACTGATATGACTCTTGCTGGAGCTAATCAGGATGAACTTGCAGCTGCGGTTCGTCACAGCATGGTTGTTATCGATGCTGAAAAACATAAGCTTAACTTTAAGCAGAGTGAAATAGATAATAATATTGCAGCCTTACATAAGAGATATCAGGGTAGCGAAAGTGGTGGTGCATCCACTATTATTTCTAAAGCCAAGGGTCAGACGTCTGTCGATAAGAGACAAGGTAGCCCTCGTGTAAACACTAAGCTGTTGAGTAATGGTAAACCCAATCCTGACTATGACCCTAGCAAGCCTGAAGGCTCGCTTGTATGGAAGACTGCCGATGATCTTTACTATCCCTCCCGCAGCT